GACCAGACTAAAAATGGTCCAAACGGCAAGCTTTCTTATAAGACTTCTGATATGGAGGCTTTTAAGCTCATTCATACCAGAAAGTTTCACGATCCTTTTAAAAAGTTATGTGAATTAACTGACAATCTGACTTTATACGATTATGTAAAAGTGAGAGCCGGAGAATACCAGAATTTATTAAACGATGCATACGTATCGAATAAAACAGATCCAAAAGTTTCCCTTGAGAAATTTCTCTCGGAAAGAAAAAAGGATATTTATTTGCGAAAGTTGACTGGTGTTCCTGATTCAGGACACAAGTCTCGTACTATAGCAATCTGTGATTATTGGACACAAACAATTTTAGAACCAACTGAAAAAAATTTAATTCAGGCGACCTTAAAATTGTATCCACACTCTTGTGATTATTATTCTCATTCTAAAGGATTCAATAGAATGTTTGAACGGTTAAAAGTTGGTGATAAGTTCTACGATTGTAGTAACTGGACCGACAGATTTCCTGTTGAATTACAAGAGATTGTATATAGAAATATATACAATTCCGACATTGCGAAATGTTGGATGGAATTAGTTGTTAAATGTCCTTGGTTTGTGAAGGATTCGACACAAACCATAAGGTATTCAAGAGGGCAAGGAATGGGGACCAGAGGGTCCTTCCAAATTGCTCAATTGACATCATGTCTTTTAATGGATTACATATATGTGACCCATTATAAGATTGAAGATAACAGCAAATTGTGGGCAGAAGTTGGGGATGACATGGGATGCCATGATCCTGAAGGTTTTATTCTAAAACTGTATACAGAATTAGATATTCCTATCAACCTTTCTAAAACTAAAATCCCTACTTCGGAAAACCTATGTATGGAATATGTGTCTAGAAATGTCAACTTTGGCAAAGACGTTAGCCGAATTTCAGCGCGTAATTGCTTAGCATTAGATGAAAACTTGTTAGATATAACAAGTTTAATTCTACATATTAATGAAAGAACTGAAGAGTTCGACTTTAATATTTTGTTTAAAAAAATGGTGGACTTAAAGAAAAAATCTGGAGTACCAAAATGGAAATTTCCTGCTTGGACAATATTATTTAAAACTCTCGTAGTAAATGATATTATATACCCAGATGAAGTTCTTAGTTGCATAATATTACCGCTATACAAGGCACTTAGAGATAAGGGATTTAACAACCCGGACTTAAACTTGTTTGGTAATCTTAAAGTTACTACGGAATTCCGTAATATACTTAGATTAATGGTACTTGATAATCTTGTTAAGAAGATAAGTACCGCTGGTGAAAAACTACAAGAGGCGCATATTAAAGAATCGGGAAATCCTTTTCCATTAATATGTCCTTCCTTAGTAGACGCAATTGTCAGACGTTCTCTTGCAGAAAATAAGGAAAATATTCCTAAATTTCCGTGGGAGAAAATACCAGATGTAAACAGCGGTTGCGCAGTATATCACTATATGCTAGCTCTGTCAAACCAAAAATA